TCCGGCAAACCATAGTAGTATTGGGTATTTTACTTTATTGCTTAATGCTAAAAAGTGTTTTGCACGTTTTGGCACTGCGTGCCTGTTAAATGGTGTGCGTACATCACCATTGTAGAGTGGGTGGTTTGGGTTGTGCGTATTTTCATGGAGCTTTGGTCTGCAAAGTATAGCGCACAGCTCTGCTAGTGCTTTTTGGTCTCCATCTATAGCCTTGGCAAAGGCAATTTCTGCAAAGTGAAATTCTGCTGCTGTTATATTACCTAAATGCTCTGTGGGGAGGTAGTATTTGTAAAACCAAAAGCGAAATGAGCCAAATGGGCGTTTCATTTCTATGCTTTTAAATACAAAGTTTAGGCTGTGTAGCACATCTGCAACTTCATCTGCCATCATGCTATAAAACGCCTTGTTACGTTTGCTAAATGGCCAACGTGTAATGTTGCACATTTTGCGCAGCATGGTTATACGCAAGTGTTGCAGTTGCTCATCAATTTTTAGGGTATGCAGGTAATCATCGCCTTTATGGCTGGCTATAAGTTCACGGTACAGCATGGCACCGTTAAATATGTTTTGGCCTAACCAGGGGATTATGCTTTTGGGCAACTCTGCCCAATTAGATGCAAAATTGAAGGTGTATATTTTGCCGCGGTAGGGGATGGAGAGCTTATTCATAGCCTCAAAAATCAACCAATAGCAAAGGTTATTAAAGGACAGGCGCTTTAGCTCCTGTTAGTTATTAGCGCGGTTTTTCTTTTTTAAGAAAGGAAGGTCAATGTTATTAGTTACCGCGCCGGCAACCTTTTCTACGCTTCGGCCTATAACGTAACCGCCTAAGCCTAATTCTAACAAATTCCAAAAAGGGCTATCGCTGGTTAAATATGGTATTTTGTGGAATGCACCAATAACTATAATAACGGTAAAGGTCAGCATCACCAATGGCCGCCATGATCTTTGGAGCCAGTTACCTTGCAGCTCAACCTTTAGCACATCTGCCTGTGCTTTTGTAGCTTCATTTAATGCCGTTAAAACTATCTGTGATAGTTGCGCTTTTGCTGCGCTTTTTTCTTTATCAGAGGTGCTTAAACTGTCTATAACACCGCCAACATCTTGAACGGCTTTAGTGCTGAAAAAAGATATTAGTTTATCAAACATTACCAACGTGCTTTTGTTCCGCGTATGTCATAATGAACAAATGTATCGTAAAGCCCTAGCCCGCCTTGCTTCATATCTTGGCTATCGATTAGGCTTTCAATGGCTTCATGTACTTCTTTTGGCGTCATGCCATCCACGCGGATGTCTGCCGCGCGTGCGTATAGATGTTGGCTACGTGGTGAGCCGCCAACATTTGCGTTATGCTCAGGGCTTCTATACGCGCTGTTGATGTAAATCGGCCGTTGCAGGTAGTCGCGCAAAACCTGCAAGTTATTTGCAAGCTCTTGTACGTTGGGCATGTATTGGTAGGGTACGGTGCTGCCATCTTTGCACGCAAACTCGCTAAGGCTAAAATTCTTGGTTAGCTTCATTTTAGGCGTTTTCTAAGTTCGTCAATTTCTACTTGCATAACATTGCACTTCTTGTCAAATTCTGACTTGATGCGCTGTATATCTTCCTGCAACTCATTGATGTTTTCACGCAAAATTGCATTGACCTCTTGAAGGCTTGTAATGGTGCTGCGCAATGTTTGGACCTCAATAGATGCCACCTGAGCGTTCTCTTTTTTCCTTCCCAAAAACCAGCCTATAAAACCGCCTGTGGGGATGCCTAAAATTTCTACAATGTGTTCTGTTAGCCAAGTCATAATTCGGTGGGTGTTATAAATCCTTGTTCAATCATTTCTGCATCAGTTAAAATATTTGCGTTGCTTGGTATAATATCATGAAACTCAAACGCATTGTGTATTTTAATGTAACCTGCAAGTGTATTTAGCTCTTCGTTATTAATATCAGGAAACAATGCCAAAAGGTTGGTTAAATCGTTCTCTTGATGAACATTAACCGTGTAATTTTTGATGCCTAACAAAACCGTTCTAGCCTGCGTTGGATGCTCTACCCATCCGAATAAATAATTAGTTCGCTCTATTTCTGTACGTACTTTTGGCGGCCTTGAAATAGCGTATAACTCGCGGCTAATAGCCTTGGCGCGTTCTGTTGCGCTCATACCTTCAATGGGTATTATTTCAATGTTTATCCTTTCTATCATAGTGTAATGCCGTAATGTGTTGCTACATCTGTTTCTATCGCTGCTATGCTTGTAGAATAGTCTTTATCCCAAAGTATTAATTCAGAAAATTGAATACCAGATATAAATCTAAACAGAGGCTGTGTGGTTATTAACCAAAGATTGGTAGTGTTAAATGTATCTTGAACAACACCATTTTGCCTTATAACAACATCACCTGCTGCTGTTTGTGTTACGGTAAATAAAGTGGGTGTATTTGGCGTTGATTGCAAAAAGTTAGCACCTTTCCATTTAGAAGGAAAACTTGGATTGTTTGGTATTCCTCTATTTTCGTAATTATCACCCGTTGAAAATAACGAGCGTCTTGTACCAGTATCAACAAAAACCAAAGTAGCTTCATTAGTAGCGGCCATTGCTGTACCTATTGCACTACTATATGTGTATTGATTATTTACTAGACCTGCCGTGCCTTGCTTTAACGCAGCTTTGCCACCTGCGCCTGTTTCTAGCACTCCGTTAGTAACTATCCTTAATTGCTCCGCTGCGCGTGTTTCCTCTAAATGATAACCGTTGCCACTGTGGTCTATTATTGTTTGCACCACGCCATTATTACCAGCACCAACAAAAGAAGCTGCAACGCCACTTTGTATATCAATAGCTGAAATTTGTTGCGTTGTAGATGTGTTTGTTTCGCGTATTATAGCACCACCAGCTTCACCTGTTTTTAAACTACGGCTAAAAGATACTGCCACTACTGCGTTTGGGTAGGTGTCTAAAAGTAAGGCGCCTGGCGCAGCACCTCCACCATTACGTGCTTGTTGTAAAATGCCTATGCTTAAAAGACGGCTCATGATACGCCTCCGTATAGGGTTGCTTCTGTTGCAGATTTAAATACCAGCTGCAAGCCAGCGTATTGGCCAGCGCTTTTTAATCCGCCAAAGGCGTTAATTGTCATGCCGGCACCTGCAGAAATGGTTATTTGGCCAGTGTCTGTTTGCTCTAGGCTAACAACATCTAGCGCTGTGTGTACGTTGGCGTTTACGGTAACGGTGCAGCCTGTGGCATTGCTTATGGTTTTGAGTTTGCCAGCATCTGCCGCTTGCAAGGTGTATGTTGATGTTGTTACATTTTCTATTGCAATGATTTTGTCTGCATCTATACCGGCGGTGCCTTGTGGGCCTTGTGGGCCTTGTGCACCAGGTTCACCTTGTAAGCCTTGTGGGCCTTGAGGGCCTTGTGGACCGGGATCACCTTGATCACCCTTTAAACCTTGGGGGCCTTGTAGACCTTGATCGCCCTGATCACCCTTTAAACCTTGAGGGCCTTGCGGGCCGGGTTCACCCTGCTCACCTTGTAAACCTTGTGGCCCAGCTGGGCCTTGTGCACCGGGTTCGCCTTTGGCTACCCATAAATCCCACTTTGTAGAAACGCCAGGCACATCACCAGCGTTGGTGGCATCATTGGCTATGTAGCTGCTGCCGTTATAGCTTACACCATTATTGGCGGCATAGATCTGTGCCTGCCATACACCTGCCCAGTTTACACCAGTGCCGGGTTGCCCTTGTGGCCCAGTTTCGCCTTGTAAACCTTGTGGACCTTGAGGGCCTTGTGGACCGGGATCACCTTGATCACCCTTTAAACCTTGGGGGCCTTGTGGACCTTGATCACCCTGATCACCCTTTGAACCTTGAGGGCCTTGCGGACCAGGTTCGCCCTGCTGACCTTGTAAGCCTTGTGGACCTGCTGGGCCTTGTGGGCCAGGTTCGCCTTGCTCACCTTGTAAGCCTTGTGGACCTGCTGGGCCTTGTGCACCGGGTTCGCCTTTAGCTACCCATAAATCCCACTTGGCAGAAATGCCAGGTACATCGCTTGCGGTGGTGGCGTCATTGGCTATATAGCTGCTGCCGTTGTATTGCACACCATCACTTGCAGTGTATTGCTGTGCTACCCATACACCTTGCCAATTTACACCTGCGCCGGGTGTGCCTGGAGGGCCTTGTGGTCCGGGTGGCCCTGCTGCGCTAGAAATCTCGATAACAATGTCAGGTAAGCTCATGCTTTTGTGTATTCTTTAGTGATGTTAAGAACTATTTGGCAATACGTGGTTTTGATGCCGTTGGCATCTGTGATTTGTAGGTCTGAGATGTGTTGCCCTACGCTAAGGTTAAGTACCAGTGACTTTATGGTAAATGTACCGGCGGCTTGGTTAATCCAGATGATAGAGCCGTTTGCGGTGCTTAGGCTTAGTGTTTTGCGTAAACCTTGGTGAAAGTCAATGTTTATTTCTGCTCCTGTAAGGTTTAGGCCTTGGTTATCTTGTTTAACTGTGAAGGTTGCGCCTCGCCAAGTATCACCTTCTACTAACGGCAGGTGACCCTCTAAGGGAAATGATATTCTTTGTGGTAAGCTCATTTCAATAGTTTTTTAGGTTTAGGCGTAGTATGCGCATGGCTCTGCGTTTTACACCGCGCTTGCTTAGGTGTGGGTGTTTTTTGTGTACTTCTTTTATGAGTGTGTGTAGGCCTTTGTCTATGGTTTCTTTTAGTCTTCTTCTTTTGGCGGTTAAAATGGCTTTTGCGCCTATAACGAATGCTGTGCTAAATAGTAAACACATTAGTGTGATTTGCCATACGCTCATTGGGTGTTGGTTGCTTAAGAATTGTAGTGCTTGATTCATTAATACCAAATTTTTTGATCTGGGTCATTGATGTCTACTTGATATCCATCTACAGCGGTATCTGGACTTGTGTATTGGCTGCTGGCGTAGTATGTGGCAAACATTTCTTCACTGGCTTTGGCGTTTAGATAGTCTGTTAGATCATTGAGCCATTGCTCGCCTTGTTTTTGGTAGAGTGTTGCGTATGTATCTCTTTGTTCTGCATCTGGGGCGTTTATTTCTTGAATGTTGCTGGTACTTACGGCTTTTATGCCGTGTATAAAGGCGCCATCTGCGGTGATGTTGAACTGGAGTTGTTTTATGGCTTTGGCTATTGTTAGGCTGGCAATGGCTGGTTGGATGAATTCATTGATCACGAGTTGCTCATCAGCCGTAGCGCTTGAACCTTTTATTTGGCTTTTTAGGTGGTTGTAAAAATCTTGGCTTAGTGTGCTCTTGATTATGCTGGCTTCTATGTTGCGCATGATGGGGCGCATGGCTACGAGTGTGCGGTAGTTGCCGCGTATGTCTACCCACTTATCAAAATCATGGGTTGTGTTTATGAAGAAATCTCTGCTTTGGGCGTAGTTGCTTTGCGCTGCCCATGTTGGAAAGAGATCTTTGTTTGTGTTTAGATAGCTGATGAGTGCATCTAGGGCGAAGTATGCTTGGTTTAGCAGGCTTTGCTCTAGTTTGATTTGCTGCCATTGAAAGGCTTGTTTGTCTCTTTCTGTGGTTAGTGTTACGCCGCTATTGCTTACAATTACACCGCCTTGGTTTACGTGTTGCCAGATAGCAAAGTTGGCTAATGGTTTTTGTACGTAGGGTAGTAGCTCTTGTTGACGTGCGTTAAGGGTGTTGTTGATGTATGCTGATAGGAGCTCTGTGTAAACGGTTTGGCCGGTTACGTCTTTTACTTGTTTTTCGGCTTCGCTGTTTGTTAGGTAGGGCAGAAGGGCCTGGATCTCCATGCCGCTTGATACGGTGACGAACTGCTTGAGCTCTGCGTTGGTGTTAATTAGTGCTTGCATCTACTGGAGTTGTTTCTGCGCCGCTGTCTAGCTTGGCGATCATGTAGTTTTGAAACATGAAGGTGAACTTGCTATTTGGTGTTTGAGCTTGTAGTCTATCTGCCCAGCCGTTGTATTTTGCTATAAAATGCAGCGGTTTAAGTATGATATCTTGGTGGGGTTTGGTCATGATGATGTAGTTGTTCCATGCCACGCGTTTATCACTACCGCTGCCGGTGCTTTGACTGTTTTTGCCTGCACCTGCGCCAAATAGTGTAGGGTCTACGTTTAGATTTTTGTAGATGTGTGCATCTGCTTCTTGGCTATCTTCTAGGTAGATACCTTCTTTGAATTTGTCATCAATAACTTTGATGTCCCAGTCTTTGTACTTGTGTGCGCCATCATCGCTTTTGCTTACCATCATCATGCTTTTGCCGGCGTTTTCGGCTCCGCTCATAAAAGAGTTAAAATCTTTAACCTCTTTTTGTACTAGGGCTAAGCGTTCTTTTTCGCTTTTCTTGTTGAAATCAGGGTATTTCCAGCTCCACCACCAATCAGGCACAATAATGAGGTACTTAATGGCAAGTTGATTGTCAAGTAATGCTTGTTTGAATGCAGGTATTTTTCTGGCAAGTGGCAGCCATGTTGAAAGTAAAACGTGCCAAGGTGCGTTTTGGTAGTAGCTTCTTCCTGGTGTTGGGTAGCTAATAGGATAGATGAACTTTTTATTTTTCCATTGGCGTGCTGCGCCTAATGGATCCATCCGTGTATTTAGCACGTCAATGATATCCATATCAGATTCATTTGCAATTTGATTCCAATCAGGATTGACGTATGCTTTTGTTATAATGCCTTTGTTTTTTCCGTCTATTTCGCGTCTCTTCCAACGCACATCAGTACTTTCAAGACAGCTTAGGTAAACGATACGTTTGCCGTCTATAGATTGAATCATTTCAGGAAAAATGTTGTAAAAGTGGTAGAAGTAATGGCTGGCTTCCATCAAATACTGCATAGCATCAGTCGCTTCAAGCCATGCTTCTATTTCGGGGTCAAATTTTCTTAGAAAAGTTTCTTTGCCTGTTTCTTCATCAATCTTTAAAATGCCATAAGCCAAGCCATTGCCATACAATGCTCTGGCTTTCCAGTCAAGAATGGGAGAAACTAAGCTAACATCTGAGATTTCTTTAATTACTCTTTGAGGATACTTATTATCCGAGCCCCAAGGGGCCCACTTTTTAGTTTTAATTTCTCTTGGGTTAACCTGCTCGGTAGGCAGTTTTTGAGCAACATTTGTTACCAGTAGACTTTTCTGGCCTAAAAATACTTGGCTGCCTTGATCATCTGTGCCTAATAGCTCCATTAATAAACCACGCTTATTTTGTTAAACTCAGTAATCAGCTTTTGGTGAACTGCGTAATCATGGCGCCCCTTAATATTTGGTCTAATACCAATTAATTCTCTGTTACTACGTAATGCTGGCGGCAAGCTGCAACGGTTAGCATCTGGTAACTCCACTCTTTTACCATCTTGGGTAAAGAATGTGATGTGAAAATTTACAGGCTTGCCTTCTGCATTCTTTTTATGCATAGCCGAAACAGCTTCTTTAAGTGGAATTGGCATACCTGTGAAATATTTGAATTCAAAGATGCGGCAGCACTTTTTCGTATTAAAGGACAGGGATAATAGCGTTGGTGGATACCCTTTTTTGGTTCTTTTTGGGGGTAATCCAAAAAGAACCGCGAAAAAAAATTCCATTGGAGCACAGGACAACGGAATGTGCGAAACCCCTTTTTGGTTCTTTTTGGGGGTTATCCAAAAAGAACCGCGAAAAAATTAGGCATATTAAAAAAGCATAATTAAGAGCGTAAAAGCCCTAAAAACAGATACTAAGATTTTTTTGTGATAACGAAAAAATCTTTTAGGTGCAATGAACCACGCGACCCGCCCTGTCATTTTCCTGTAATAACAGCGCGAATAGAAGGGATATATGATAGAGCAACGCGCCCCCTACATAGCTAGTTATTGGCAAGGTATGCCCCCTATGAATGTACTATTGGAATAAAAGGCGAGTCTTCACGCAGGTCAGTATGGAACTTAAAGAATAGTAGTGTGTCCATCGCATCAGAGATATGCGTTGCGTCTTCCTGGGGTTGAGCTTCATCACGTTCAGGTGATTTGTCTTTTTCAAAACCTTTTCGTGTTTGTTTTAGTCCTGCGCCTAACATTGAGGTTTCAAGCTTTTCACAGTTGTACCTGTGGTAACGGAATTTAGGCAGTCTTTCATCTTCTTCTTGAAGCACAGCTCCCCAGAATTCATACTTACGGTCATGGCTTGGAGCCTGTCCGCAATATATCTGATTAACATGCCAGCCATTCTTATTAAAAGTTTCGACAACTTGGCTTTTATAAGTAAAGTCAGTAACTCCACTAGCAGCGATAGCTGTATGATCAAAGTAGTAGTTAACCTCTTTGGTTTGGTAATGCTTGTAATAATCGCAGAACTTCTGCACTACATCAGATATTAACTGCGGATGTAGTACATACAAGCTATTGAACACTCGGTACTCTTTACCTACCTGCTGACCAACGACCATACAGTTAATGGAGCTGCCGTAGTCGCAGGCAATGTCTAACGGCATTTTGTTTACCATGCCACCGTCTTTGCGGCTGTCGCGCTCTTGGAGTCTGCTAAAATCATATTCAAGGCTGTCGATATAGCTGTATGCAGCCCATTCTGTTCCGTGCTTATCAGTATCTAATAATTGATAAAAGCCTCCTTCTGTTCTGGCAGAGCGCTTGTTAAGTATGCTGGCCTCAAACTTTGCAGGTGAGAGCTGTTTGCGCATGTCTTCCAGGTAGTCTTTGCCTAAAACATCTAGATTATCATAAACATTAGCCTCTGCATAATAGACAGAACCTTTGCGCAGCTGGTTTATTTGCTTATTTAATTTTTGGAGCTTATAAAAAGTCTTAATCCTTGCATCTTCGCTCAATACATTCATTTGTTTGGTAAGCATGTTTATGTGCAGCTGCAGCTGCATGATCAGCCGGATCTGCTCTTTGTTCATCTCGCTCTCTTTTTCTAATATCCATTTGCTTTTAGGAGCCGTAGGCATATCAGTAAGAAACATTTTGCTGCGATAGCAGCTAAGATGTCCAAAGTGGCTGCGATCACCACGCAGTGTTGGCATGACTTCATCATCAAGTCGCTCTTTGTTTAGCAATTTAGCCTCATCACCACCAAGATAAGCAAGGCTCAGACCATTAGAGCTACCTATTCTATCTTGGCTAATAAGTAATTGTACAGAACCATTGAACCAATAAATAGCATACTTGCTATCCAGTGGCATCGTGTATGGGCCTTGCCAGTTCCACATCTTTTTCCACTTTTCGGAAGGCTCACGGCCAATAATAAAGTGTACATCTCTATGGTATCCCATGCGTTGCCAGTTGCTTATCACTGGTGGCAGCGTGCGCACAAGTAGCTGCATAAACGTAGCACCAACAATGCCGCCCATGCTGCGGGGCATATCCCTGGCATTATCTATAAGCCAAGGGCTAAGAATGCCGGAGCTCTTACCAACACCCCTACTCATGATCAAGTAGTTCTCCCAGGCGCGCGCTAGCATCACCTTGATTTGTGGTATATTAAAGTGTAACGGTTTAGGCTCCCTGAACGTCTTCATGATCTATGTCCTCAACATTATTAATCCAATCTTGAACTCTTTGAAGCAATACTTCTTCTTCTGGAGGATTCTCCCCAACTTGTTCTGGCAAAACCGCGATAATATTTTGATGGAACTCAAATTTTGAGAAGTCTGGCAGATCAGCCTCATCTTTATCAAGTCCAAAAAGCTTGATGTAATTAGAGGTTGTCATGTTTAAGGCCTTTGTATCTTTCATCTCCAGATCCATCTCCCGGTCTTGTCGGATCATTTCCTCCGCAATAGCCTTACGCATGTCGCGGGTAACACTTAATAAAGGCCCAAAAACTTGCGTCATGAGATTTAAGTCGCGCATAGCACTAGCAATCGTGTAACCGTAGTGCTTCATAAGCATTTTTTGCACCTTATGTACAAACTTATGCTGCAGCAAAAGGCTTTTAGCTGTGGTTATACGTTCAAGTTTAATCTGTAGAGTAGGAGGAAGCTCCATTCGTGGGTGAATATCATCAACATCGCTTTGCAGCCATTCAATTAACCGTTCAGCGTCTGTTTTAACCCCCATAAGGTTTTTAACCTCATGTTTCTTTAATCTTCTCTTTCCAGGCATAATCTTTAGCAAATTTTTCTACCAACTGCTGTGCTGGTCCGCTGCCATTGGCAGCCATATCAAATATGTTTTTACGCACTTTATAAAGGCTTAGCAAGCGGCCTTTATGGTACCGTTTATAAACATCAGATTCCTGATCTGTAACCATTAGGTTAAAATCATCCACATCAACACCAAGCGCCAAAGCTGTTTCACTGGGAGAGAATAAAACCGCGCCCATATCTTCAACCATTTGCAGCTCATTATCATCTAGATTTCGCAAGCTCATTTAATATCCATTCTTTATGAAATTCAGCGCTAGAACTATGTGTATCTAAAATACCCGCTTCAACTCGTGGGTTAGTAGTAAAGTTGGCACTACCAACAACACAAATGCACCATTTATCATTTTGTAGTACGCTAACTTTTGCATGAAGCTTAATAAGCCTAAGTGTTGAAAACACATTTTGCGCCAGATCAAAAACCTTTGGAGTGCGCTCAACAACTCTATC